AATACCTTTTGCAGGTATGGTTGAAATAGATGATGAAGACTCTGATAAAACGCTTTTTAGTAAAACACAAAAGGAGGTGGCAGATGAACTTGGAATAAGTAGAGGTACAGTAGGAAATGTAGAAAAAAGAGCGATGAAAAAATTTAAGGAAAAATTCATTGCTAAATTTAACAAAGACGATTATATTTAATTTAATAGGGAGTAGTATGAAAACTAAATCATTAAAGACCAAAAAGGTTATGGCTTATTTACAAGCTAATCCATCAGCCAAACCAAGCGAAGTGGCTAAGAAGTTTAAGATGACACCATCGTATGTGTATCTTCTAAGAAACAAAACTAAAAAGCCAAGCAAGCTAATTAAGAGTTCAACCAAGGAAGAAGCCGTAGATAAAGTGAATCATCCTCCGCACTACAAAGTAGGTGGCATCGAGACGATTGATTTTATCGAGGCTAAGAAACTAAATTACAACCTTGGTAATGTTATTAAATACATTACTCGTGCCGACCATAAGGGCAGTCGTAACGAGGATTTGAAGAAAGCCCTATGGTATCTTAATCGTGAACTAGGGAGTAAAGCATGAAGAAAGTAATCGTTGCATTATTTATTACATTATTAACAACAGGCGCTATGGCTCAGGTCAAGTGTGAGTCTGACGGCAGGGGTGGTATGTGCTGTTGGGATACTAGGGTCAATGGACCTTTTAGACCAATCGGTTGTTAAATTAAGTCTTAGGGGAGTCCGCCTAACGGTGCGCTCCCCATTTTTGTAGCTATTGAACAGGGAAAAATAAGTATGAACACAGGTGTGGAAATATTATTACAACGGATAAAAGATTGTCCTGATGATTTTCAATATGACGTAAGCACAGACCGTTCAACCAAATGGAATCAGCTATTGATGGAGGCTTTGCGTAGTGATGTTATTACCGAAGAAGAAAAGTCAGCGCTAAAGCACGAGATTACAGAGATGGGTCGTGCGCGTTTTACTGAAAAAGTAATGCGGGTATTGGCAGGGGCAGACAATGAAATGGTTGACCTATACGAACATGAAATAGGTAATCCAGCGTTCGGGAGTATGGCAGATGCCCAAAGATATCAAAGTGAAATGTTGCGTAGGCAACTAGACGCTCAAAGAATCACGCTAAATAGAGCAGAATTAAATAGTATAAGTGCGCAAGATAAGGCGAAGCTAGTAGCGTTACTAGAACAACAAGTAGCAGAAGGCAAGAAGAAAGCTAAACGTAGATGAGTCTTATCACACTAGATTTTGAGACTTACTACGACAAGGATTTTTCCTTGCGTAAACTCACGACCGAAGAATACATCAGAGACAAGCGCTTTGAGACTATCGGTGTTGGATTGAAGATAGACGATGCAGAGACAACATGGGTTAGCGGTACTTGTCAGGAATTAAAACCTTACCTGATGTCGTTTGATTGGGCAAACTCTGCGGTGCTTTGCCACAACATGCAGTTTGATGGCGCAATCCTTGCGTGGAAGTTCGGCATTATCCCCCACATTTACTTTGATACCCTGTGTATGGCTCGTGCGCTTCATGGGGTAGACTCTTCAGCATCATTGATGGCGCTTGTAGAACGCTACAAACTTGGCGCAAAAGGCACAGAAGTAGAACAGGCACAAGGCAAGTATATAACTGGTTTCACTTCTGAGGAACTTGATAAATACGGGCAATATTGCATCAACGATGTCGAGCTAACAAAGAAATTATTTGATGTCCTCAACAAGGATTTTCCATTGGGCGAACTGAAGTTAATTGACATGACGCTACGCATGTACACCAACCCTGTGCTTGAGGTAGATGATGCTTTACTGATGGAAAGGTTAGACGAAGTCCGCAGCGAAAAGAGCGTGTTACTACAATCCCTCATGGAAAAGCTAAAGTGCGAGACCGAAGAAGAAGTTCGCAAGAAGCTGGCAAGTAACAAGAAATTTGCAGGACTGCTGACAGAATTTGGAGTTCAACCACCGTTGAAGACTAGTAAGACGACAGGCAAAGAAACCTTTGCGCTTGCTAAGAATGACGAGGGTTTTATCGCCTTGACAGAGAGCGAAGACCCATTCATACAACAACTGTGTGCAGTGCGTCTCGGTACTAAATCTACATTGGAGGAGTCACGAATTGAACGATTCATTGATATTGGTAAGCGTAATAAAGGTCGTCTTCCTATTCCTCTTAAGTATTATGGCGCTCATACTGGTCGTTGGGCTGGCTCTGACAAGGTTAACTTTCAAAATCTCCCCTCCCGTGATGTCAAAAAGAAGACGCTCAAGAATGCAGTCATAGCGCCTGACGGCTTTGTAGTCATCAACTCCGACTCCTCACAGATTGAAGCTAGAGTGTTGGCTTGGCTTGCAGGGCAAGAGGACTTGGTCAAAGCCTTTGCGGAGAAGCAAGATGTATATAGCCTGTTTGCCTCCGAGGTGTACGGTAAGAAAGTAACTAAAGATAATCCCGTTGAGAGGTTCGTGGGCAAGACTTGTATCCTCGGTCTAGGGTATGGGACTGGCGCAAGCAAATTACAGCACACGCTAAAGACTACCCCTCCTGGTGTTGAACTAGACGAAGATGAGTGTAAGCGAATAGTTGATCTATACAGACAGACTAATGATGGCATCGTAGGTCTGTGGAAAGAGTCAGAGCAAGCGCTAGAAAGTATTTTCTCAGGCGTCAAAAAGCCGTATTATCTAGGAGAACACCGTTGCCTAACTGTCAATTCGGAGGGGATTCTTTTGCCCAGCGGTTGTTATATCCGATACCCCAACTTAACAGTCGAGATCCAGAACGGCAAGCCCCAATACTCTTATAAGTCTCGTAGAGGAGAGATTACTCTATGGGGTGGCGCGGTCGTTGAGAACGTGGTTCAAGCCTTGGCGAGATGTATTGTGGGCGAACAGATGCTCAAGATTCAGGAAAGATATTCTGTAGTGTTGACTGTGCATGACGCTGCAGTATGTGTAGTGCCTGAAGATGAGCTTGAGCAAGCAGTTTCTTATGTGACGGAATGTATGTCTGCAGCGCCGTCTTGGGCAGTAGGGCTTCCTATCGCCTGTGAAACTAAAGTAGCACGATCATACGGAGAATGCTAATGTACCTAGTAAAAGACGAAAACGGGGAAACAATGCGTGTGGTAAGTCGCCAAGAAGAAGCTCGGCATTTAGTACAAAACCGTGAGGGTTGGACATTTAAATGTGTTAAAAAACCAGTAAAGAAGGTTGATTTGAGTGAACTAGGGGAGGCATTGTTTTAATATGAAAGAAGACTTTGAAGAATGGGCTAAAGGCAAGGTTGCCTTGGCGCACTACAACACCGACTACGCTAATCTTGAGGCACAGATTGCTTGGCAAGCATGGCAACGTGCTTGGAACATAGCCGTGCGTGAACAGCGCCGAAAAGATGAAGAAGAGATTAACGCACTTAAACATAAAGTAAACTCTGCCATGGCAGTACTGGGAGCAAAGAAATGATCGTCACGATACTTAACTTATTTGCCCTATTTGTAGCTACGTTTGCAGTATTGATTTTCGCAATCGTGTTTGCATTTTTCTTGTTTATTATGTTTGCTTGTGTCTACATCGGGTGGAACGAGATTAAAGGAATGCCTATCCCTGCTATATGGGAGAGGATTAAGAAATGAGAAAGGTGAGTATACGAACAGTTGAAAATACTATTGGGCTGGCACGTAGTGTTGCTAATGGAACAACCAAATTTCCGTTTATGGGTTATTGCGCAGATCTGATGGAAAAGATGTTAGAAGAGATTAAACAAGCAAGAAAGGCACAAGAGAAATGAACGCATACGAATTAGCTGATAAGTTGATGTCCAGCCTTACTATGGAATACGACTGCGATAAGTATATGGAACAAGCTGCCGCCATGCTCCGTCACCAAGCAGACTATATAAAGCATTTGGAAGATGGCTTGGAGTCTTCAATCAATCTAAACAAAGCACAAGCGGAGAGACAAGAGAAATGAACAATGAACCAGTAGCGTGGATGAGCCAAGGTGGAGATGTATCAAGAAGTGCAGATTACTTTGTAGAAATGGGTTTTACAGACTTGATTCCACTCTATACCCATCCAGTAAAAGAACTAACAGATGAGGAAATAATTGCAGTAGGTAATGCAGTTGTAAACCATATTGATTCTAATGAGGGCTGGATTGAATTTGCTAGAGCAATACTAAGAAAGGCACAAGAGAAATGAAATGGTTTGTTTATATTGAAGTTATTGCCCAAATTTGTATTGTTTTAGGGTTTATGTATTGGCTTTATCTTTGGGCGGTTGCTATTAAATATGCAGAACAACAATATTTTGGTTGATAAAGAAAGCGAGTGAGAGATGAAAACATGGCAAGGACTAACCGCTGAAGAAATTGCATCAATACCTAATGATGAATACAGACTTCAGAAGGTAGAAAGAATCCTTAGAGAGAGAAATGAACCAAGAGAGTTAAGTGATGAGGAAATAAACAAGCTATGGACAGATAGCTATGATTTTAATGGTAGGTTTTGTGTGTATGAATTTGCTAGAGCAATACTAAGAAAGGCTCAAGAGAAATGACATTCCTAGTCGCTAACATCCCGCCAGTTAAATGCTTTGTGCGTAAAGAGTTTCTTTACAACCACGAGAAGGGTCATGGGGAACTAGAGCCTTGTGTGTGGATGACTGTTAAGGCAATCAAGGGTCAAGCGTTTCGTATCGAGTCGATGCTGACCAACTACGGGGCGTTGTACGACAAGCTACCAATCCATGCCTATGTATGGAAAGAAGTAGCCGAGCCGTTGCCGTTAGACCACCTACAAATATGGGACTGCCTGTCTTACGACATGGCGGTGATTGAGAAGTCAAACTTACGGGGTCTAAAAGTTAAGTTCTTTGGCAAGGATAAACAGTTTCACTTTGGTAATTACTTGTTCACCATTGACTTTGCCTCGCCCGAATCTAACAGACTAGATACTAGCTTTTCAGAGGGTGTTGAAGAGCATAAGAGTTATAACTTTATCCGTTTAGATAACGGGCAGTTTGCTTGCCAACCCAACAACCGATGCCTTTGGTACGATGTATCATTAGTACCTGCTGTCTTAAAAACTCCTGATTTCCGCACACCAACAGAAGTGTATAGCGTTGAGAATCATGCCAAGTGGAGTGCTAAAGATGAATGGTTTTATAACTTTGAGGAGATTAAAACATGACTACCTTTACTACCGAAGACCGTAAAAACGCATCACCCCCACATATTGTAGATAGCGGTGCTAGTGTTAAAACTTTAGCGGATTATATTGAACAAGAAACCCGTGAGGAAATGTTGCGTAAACAAATGCAACTACTACTTGAAGAAATAAACAAGTTACAGGCAGAAAATTCTAAATTGAAACGGGAAGTAGAGAATCTTATGGATGGGAGATGCTAATGTTTACTTGGTCATTCTCCTCTCTCAAAGATTATATAAATTGCCCAAAGCAATACCAAGAGGTCAAGGTCCTCAAGAACTATCAGAAAGAGATGACCCAACAGATTCTCTACGGAAACCAAGTCCATAAGGCATTGGAAAACTATATCAAAGACGGAGAACCGTTAGCAGAAAACTATCAAAGATTTGCTCCGCTGATGGATAGCCTTAAAGAAATACCTGGGGAATTCCACCCTGAGCTTCGTATGGCACTTAATTACGACAAGAAAGCCTGTAAATGGAGCGCAGAAGACTGTTGGGTAAGGGGTATAGTTGACTTCCTAGTAGTGGATGGCGAGGATGCGTATATTGTTGATTACAAGACGGGCAGTAATAAATATGCAGACCCCAAGCAGTTAAAGCTTATGGCGTTGATGGTCTTTGAACACTTTCCTGAAGTGCGTAACGTCAAGGCTGGATTGATGTTTGTCATGAATAATAGTTTTATTACAGAGGAGTATGTACGGGATACAAAGAATGAACTTTGGGATGCTTTTACCCCAGACCTTGCTCGTTTGACTCATTCGTACGAAAATGATACATGGCAAGCAAATCCTACGGGGCTATGTGGATGGTGTCCAGTTAGGTCTTGCGAACATCACAAGGAGAGATAATGCCCTACGTCACTAAACCAAGACCTTACAAGAAGGAATACCAACAACAAAAAGCTCGTGGGGAGCATGGCAACCGCATGGAACGCCAGCGAGCTAGACGGGGTATAGACAAGAAGATGCCTGATAACAATGGCAACGGCAAAGCAGACGCACGGGAAGGCAAAGATGTAGCCCACCGCAAGGCGCTAGATAAAGGTGGTTCTAATAAACACGGCACTTACATTACTACTGCCGCTAAAAATCGTAGTTTTAAGCGTGACTCTAAGGGTAATTTGGTATCAGAAACTAGCAAAAAAGAGCGCAAAAAGTAAAGTTTTAGTGTAAAGTATTTGTTTACCGTTAGACATGAGTGGGTAACAAACAAGCTTGCCTTTGGTGATTCTCAGGCTTAAACCATGTCAGCTAGCCGCACTGCTTTTACCTCCCTGTTGAAGTGGTGATGGGCTAGACGACTAACCCCCGTAAGGGGTTTTAGTTAATTTAGTTAAGGAAAATATGGAAATAGTAGATAACACAGCAGTTCGCTTTACGCTCCCAACAGACCTTGTGCCAAGCGTAATAAACAACATAGAAAAGAGCGAACTTGTAGAGACCAAGGGAAATCTCTCAGAAGTTTTGGTTTATTGGGGTGTAGAAGAACTAACCCTACTTAATAGGTTAGTTAAGTTTAATAAGCCCCTCCCCTCCCCCATAAGTGCTAACTACAACTGGCCTGGACTGTATAAGCCTTTCGATCACCAAAGAGTTACTTCAGCGTTCCTATCCATTAACATGCGGGCGTTCTGCTTTAACGAAGCAGGAACAGGAAAGACATCATCTGTTATTTGGGCTGCTGATTACTTGATGACTCAGAAACTTGTTAAAAAAGTATTGGTGATATGCCCTCTATCAATTATGTATTCAGCATGGCAAGCAGACATTTTCAAGACTGCTATGCATAGACGAGTTGCTGTAGCGTATGGTAGTCCAGACAAGCGTAAAAAGATTCTTAATGGAGACTACGAATTCATTGTTATAAATTACGATGGAGTAAACATTGTATTCAACGAGTTAGAAAAAATAGGGTTTGACCTAATAGTGATTGACGAAGCAAACGCTTATAAAAACGTTACGACTAAAAGATGGAAAGCATTAGCTAAATTGATGAAACCAACCACGAGGTTGTGGATGTTGACAGGGACACCAGCCTCACAATCGCCAGTAGATGCATTTGGTATAGCCAAACTCGTGTCACCACAAAACGTTCCACGCACACTAACAGTGTGGAAAGATAAAGTTATGCATCAACTATCACGCTTTAAATGGATTCCAAAACATGATGCAAAGCAAAAAGTATTTGATGCACTGCAGCCAGCAATTCGCTTCACAAAAAACGAGTGTTTAGACTTGCCTGATTTAATGTATCAGACACGGGAAGTGCCACTCTCACCACAAGCGCTACGCTACTACAATGATTTAAAAAAGAATATGCTTATCCAAGCAGCGGGTGAACAAATCACCACAGTAAATGCTGCAACAAATTTAAATAAGCTATTGCAATTATCAGGAGGGGCAGTATATACTGATGAAAGGGAGGTAGTTGAGTTCGACATAGCACCACGCAAGAACGCACTGCTAGAAGTTATCGAAGAAACAGAACACAAGCTAATTATTTTTGTACCGTATCGACACACGATACAGTTAGTTTGTAAGTTCTTAACAGAGGAGGGAATCACAAACGAAGTTATCAATGGAGATGTGCCTGCAAAAGAACGCAGTCTAATCATCAACAGATTTCAAGAATCAGACAACCCAAGAATACTTGTAATACAACCGCAAGCTGCGAGTCATGGAGTAACGCTTACAGCTGCGAATACTGTAGTGTTTTGGTCTCCTGTTACTAGTGTTGAAACATACTTACAATGTATCGCTCGCATTGATAGGGTAGGTCAAAAGAACAAGATGACAGTAGTGCATTTACAAGGTTCTCCAGTTGAAAGAAGGATGTACGAAGTGTTGCAAAATAAAGTAGATATGCATGAAAAATTAGTTGATTTATATAAGTCAGAACTCGGTATAGGAGAAAACAAATGAACACCGATCAGTTAGTAGAAACATTTATTACGTTAAGGAATGAGCGTGACCGCTTGCGTAATGAGTATGAAGCAAAAGATACTGTAGTAAAAGAAGAGATGGCTAAGCTTGAACAGGCTTTGTTATCTATCTGCAACGAAACAAATGCGACAAGTATCAAGACAGATAAAGGTACTGTGATTCGCAAATTAACCGAACGTTACTTCTGTACGGATTGGGAACACTTTAGAGACTATGTGCTTGAACACCAAGCCTTAGAACTTCTAGAGCGCCGTATCCATCAGGGTAATTTCAAAGAATTCATCACTGAGAGACAAGACGAAGGTCTACCTCCTGGTGTGAATGTTATGCGTGAGTTTGGTGTTACCGTGCGTAAACCAACAAGCGTTTCCTAATAGTCTATTTAGTGGAGTTAAATTATGAGTAACGAATTATCAGTTTTATTAAAAAGCAATCCAGCCCTAGTTACAACAGGATTAGATGAAGATACTTTAGCCGTTGCAGGTGGTAGTGTAGCTACTACTAGCGGTAACAAGCGTATCTCAATCGCTGGTGGTGTGTTCCGTAAAATGGCTAACGGCAAAGAGATTGGCGCTATTGAAGATCGTCACATGAACATTATTTTTGTGAAGATGGCGCATGACCCAAGCCGTACATTCTATGCAGAAGCATATAAAGAGGGAGAGAAAGTTTCTCCTACTTGCTGGTCGTCTGATTCTAAGAAGCCTGACGCTGATGTCAAAAACCCAGTAGCTTCTACTTGTGACCAATGCCCTAACAGTGCAAAAGGTTCAGGTACAGGCGGTC